CAGCGGCCCCCGCCGGGTTCCCCCACCACCACGCCGTCCAGATCAAAGGTCAACGCCCGGTCGCCCGCATCGCTGCGAGATCGCGCGCGCTGTAGCGCGACACTAGGTTTTGCAGTCTGAAACACTCGGTTTTGCAGCAGAGCGTTTTTCGCTGAGAGCGGTCTGGGAGTTCAAAGCGGTGGGTGTTGCATCGGCATTGAACGCCGGTTGAAGGGCCGCTGAATTCAGCCCCAGCGCAAAGGCGTGGTTGAGGTCGTGGGCCTGGCTGGAGAGGGTGCCGGGCGACTGCACCCATGGGTGGCTCAGCCCGACGGCATAGGCGAGCAGTTCCGAGCACCACCAGGCCTCGCGGCTCTGCCGCCAGATCGGCAGGCCGAAGGTTCCGAGGATACCCGACCAGTCATAAGGGGCGCCGAGGTGGCGACAAGCCCGCTCCCAGGCGTCGGGACGACACCAGCCTTCGAGGCGAACCATGTCCCATCGGTCCGGGTGGAAGTCGATATGCTTGATCCGGACGCCGCCGTCGCGGCCGCTGGACGAGATCGCCCGACGGCCACCATAGCCGTCATCGCCCTGCAGCAGCTCCACGTGGCTATAGATGCTCCCGGTGCGAAAGCGCACGAGCCGATCATCCCAGCGGCCGGCGCCGTGATAGAGTGCGAAGGTAAGCCCGGACATTCTACCTCCTCAGCCGCCGCATGCTCAGTGGAGGCGGGACGAACGCCACGCCGCCCAGCACCTTGGTGCGCAGGTTGTAGGTGTCGGCATGCCGCGCGTGGCCGATCCAGCTCATGATCACCGGGTCGATCTCGTCCCAGGTGATCAGGCCCCGGTGATAGAGCGTCGCCATGCGGCGCATCTTCCGCTTCATGCGGTTGACGCTGTTCTTGCGCAGCGCCCGGTGCGTCGGCCATATCCGATAGCCCAGGAAATCGAGCGCGCGGCCATCGTCACCCACCGGAAAGACCTGCGTCTTGGAATTGGTGCGCAGACCCAGCTCCGCCCAGAGAAAATCCTCGATCTCCCGGCGGGTCTCGTGCAGGGCGGCCTTGTTCGGACCCACGACGACAAAGTCGTCCATGTACCTCACATAGCGGCTGAGCTTGAGCGTGTGCTTCGCGAAGTGATCGAGTTGATGGAGGTAGATGTTCGCGAAAAGCTGCGACGTCAGGTTGCCGATCGGGATCCCGCGAGGGATCAACGCATCGGCATCGGCAGCGCTGGCCAGTATGTCGTCGATCAGCGCAAGGGTCCGCTCACACCGAACCCGCCGGGCGATCATGCGCCGCAGGGCGTCGAGGCAGACGGACGGGAAATACTTCGAGATATCCGCCTTCAGCGCGAAGACGGCGCCGCTCTCCCGCTTCACCTCTCGCAGGTACCGCTGGACAAGATCAGCGCCCCGATGCGCGCCTTTGCCCGTCCGGCAGGCGAAAGACTGACCGATCATCTCGCGCTCGAAGATGGGTTCGAGCACGGCAACGAGGCTGTGCTGGACGACGCGGTCCTTGAGCGGCAGCGCGGACACGAGCCGCTTCTTCGGCTCGAACACATGAAAGGTCTTGTATGGCCCGGTGCGATAAGTGCCGGCATGGAGGCTCTCCTCCAGCGCGATGAGGTTGGGCTCCAGGTCCCCACGAAAGGTGATCACGTCCCGCTGACGGGTCCTGCCTTTCGAGGTGCGGCGCCAGCCCTCGGACAACGCCTCGAAGGACGCGATCCGGGGCCAGAGATTATCGTGGGTCTTCGCCATGATCACCCTGCGGTCTGTCGGCGGAGGCGAGGGGTCGCCGCGGGCGGCTACTGCGACGCCTCCGCCTGTTCACGTTTTTCGGCACCTGGCCGAGGACTGCGGGTCCTTTCGAAGGCGCTCTGAGCCGCGCCCCTTGGGGCCCGGCCATCTGGCAATCCTCGAGAGCGGGGCGGAAGCCGATGCTCGTGTTCCGGTTCGACCGGGCGTTGTTCAGGTTCAGGGCAAACGCCCCCGCCCCGGACGAATTGTTCCAGTTACCACCGCGGATCGGCAGGCGCTCATGCATAACCCGCACCCCTGCTCAGCGACTTGAACCAGCCGCCGATCATCCGGCCCACCTCGTCGATATGGCGGGCCCATGTCTCGTATTTCTTGAGATCGATATAGCGCAGGGCGAATGCAGTGCGGACCTGCGATCGCAACAGGTCGAGTTCGGCGTCCAGGTCCTGCATTGTGGTCTTCTTGTGGTAGCGCTTGTTGCACACGATGATCAGGCGCAGCACGCCCCACATCGCATCCCGTATTTCAGCGGCGAGGACGTGCCGCTCGAATTTCGGGAACTGCCGCAGGGCGATATAGCCGTATGCGATCATTTCCTCGCACTTCTGCCTGATCTTCAGATCGTCCAAGGCACGGACCTCACTCGGGACTGGCCCGCGCTATCGCGCGGACCTCGGATTACAGGGTGACAGATTGTCAGATTACGAAAGCGGGGCGGAAGCCGATGCTCGTGACCCGGGCCGACCGGGCGTAGCCCAGGTACAGGGCAAACGCCCCCGCCCCGGACGAATTGTTCCAGAGACCACCGCGGAACGGCAGGCGCTCCCCGGTCAGGGTGTGCCAGAGATTGTCGCTCTCCATGCCGCCCCCGAGCGGAGGCGCAAGGCCGTACTGGCGGAGGCGATGCAGCGCGGCGTCCTCGACCCCGTGCGCGGTGTAGCCGCTGAAATCCGAGCCGGAGCTGCCGACGAGCGTCCCGTCCGCCGTGCCGCTGGCGGCGTAGTGCACCGCATCGGCAGAGCCGGGAGCGATGAGAGCGCCCGTGGTGCGGTGGATCGCCTGCCACGGGCCGGACGTCGAGAGGTCCGTCCCGGCCAGCACCGCGTCATTGTCCGCGATGATCTGGATTTCGCCGTCCACGATCCTCTGGCCCGGCGACCATTCCCAGACATTGCCGTTCAGGCCCTGCATGCCCCACTCGTCCGCCGGCCAGTTCCAGGCCACCGGCCCGGACCCTGTGCGCAGGGCGCCAGTCACCCCGCCGCCAGCGGTGCTGTTGCCGTCCACATCGACGCCGTATTCGCCCGTCGCATTCCAGGCCACGCCGTTGTTGTTGTTCCCGCGCGGGTAGCGGCCGGAGTGACGGGCCAGCAGGGCCAGCGCCGCATACATGGGCGTCGTCGCCGCACAGAACCCGGCGCCCGTCGCCCGTGCGAGGGCAACGACTTCGTCGTGGTTGATGCTGACCCGAGGCATCATCCCCGGCTGGCTGACCGCCTCGCCGTTGACCTCCGCCGCGTGATGCAGGCCGACGAGGATTTCATCTTTCTCGGCGCCATCGACGACGAAGGCCGGATGCGTGCCGGTGCCAAGGCTCGCGTCGATGTCCTCCACCTGGAACTTCGGGATCCGGTAGAAAAAGGACGGCTGGCCCTTGTCGGTGTATCGCACCGTGGCGCGGCCCTGCGACGCGGCCTCGACCGACGCGCGCAGGTCGCCGGGAATATCGACGGCGACGCTCATGCCGGCTCCTCCTCATCGGCAGCGGGCGGCGAGACGGCCGCGATATACGCGGAATAGACCATCGCGTAGAGCGCGCCCTGCGTCACGGTCTCCCCCGTGGCCTCGCCGGTCTCGGGGTTGATGACCGGGATTTCAGCGGCGGGGTCGAAGGACAGCATGGCCGACGCGACGGGCCGGCGGATGGGCTGACCGTCGGCGGTGATGATCCGCTCCTGGTGGAACGTGACGGCGGGCGCACCGCCGAGGGAGTTTGAGATGACCACCTGGTGGCAGCGCGTATACGCCTCGCCAGAAATGGCACCCTGATGCAGTTTGAAGCTCATGGCTTATGCCTCCGTGACTGTGCCGTAGACGGTGATGCCGGCGGCGGTGATGCGGAGCACCTCGGTGTCCGCTATTGCGAGAGAAAGCGTGTCGGCGCTGGCGGCGTAGACCTTGACGTCATCCCCGATGGTCAGCGCGGGATCGGCGAGCGAGCCGCCAGCGAGGCTGATCGCACCCTCGCCGTTGATCCGGCGGGCCAGCGCGCCGAGGATCGACAGGGCGAGCCCGAGGCCGCCGGCGAGTTCCGGCAGGCCGGGCAGCTTGACCGTGCCCGTGGCGGCGAGGTCGCCGAATACCGGGTCCTCGCCGTAGGCCACCTCCTGCGCGTCGGCGAGAGCCTGTTGGGCTGCCGCCTTGTCCAGCGCGACCTGGGCCGCGTCGGCGCCGGCCTCGCCAGCCTTTGTGATGGCGACAGCCTGAGCCGCCTCCGCCCTGTCGGCATCCAGAGCGGCCTGTTGGGCTGCCTCATCTACCGCCGCCTGAGCCGCCTGTATCTGCGGATAGGTGCCGTAGGCCGGCAGCGACGTGAACTGGGTGACCCCGTCGCCGATCCGGAGGATGCCGGTATCGGTCTCATAGGCCGGCTCGCCGGCGGCGAGGATCGGGTTCGCGCTGGCCCACTCCGAAGCGGAGAGAGCGGCGAGCAGGACCCTGCGAAAAATCACATCCATGGCGGTCTCCTATGCGTGGTCCACGAGGACAATGGCGGTGGGCGCGGCCGTGCCGATGGCGAAGACCCGGGTGCAGGATGTGGCCCTCAGATCCGACAGGGGGTGGCGCAGCAGGCCGGAACCCTGCCGGAACGGCCAGCCGCGCGCCGTCGCGGCGGGGGGCGTGTCGTCGGGCATCGCGACGATCTCGATCGCCCCGTACAGGACGGCGAAGGAGATCGCCGATACGTCGGCGTTGGTCAGCTCGACCACCTGGCCGCGCGGCACGTGGATGACTTCCTGGTCTCTGGCCATGGGGCTCCCTCTCTAGGTGCTGATCGGCTCTGCTGCGCGCTCCAGCTCCGCCCGGGTGCGCAGCGCCGTGTCGAGCCGGTGGATGACCTTGCGGATGATGTACCGCCCGTCGAGCTCCGACTTCACCCCCGACACAGAGGCCCAGCCTCCGGCGAAGAGGGCGGCGTCGAAGGTGGCGAGATCGGCGTTGAGCTTGATGCGGCGGCGGCCGGCCATCGCCAGCTCCGCCTCTGCGGCGCGGCGCGCGGCCTCCTGGGTGGCGTAGCGGTTGCGCAACTTGCGGACGGGATCGCCGCTGCCGGCGGTGACGGTGGGGACCTCGGCGGCGTCGAGATCGCCCCACTCGGCTTCGACACTGGCGTAGTCCTGGCGCTCGTCGATTTCCCAGTCCCAGCGCTCGAGCCGGGAGGCGGGGATCGCGACCTCCTCGATCGCGTCGCCGGCGGCGGTGAGGCCGGTGTCGCGCCGCACGACGGTCAGCCGTCCGGCGGCGGGCTTCGCGGCCGCGTCGAGATCCCGCGCGAGGCGGTTCAGGAAGTGCAGGTCGCTCTCCGCGGTCTGCGCCTCATAGGGATAATGGGTATCGGCGATCTCGGAGCCGACCTGGGCGGTCAGCCCGGCCTCTCCGGCCATCGTGGCGACGATGTCGGCCAGGGTCACATCCTCCCAGCCGCGGGTGCGGGGCGCGCGCAGCGGTCCGGCCATGTCGGCGGCCGTGGCCTCCACCGTCACCATCCGGGGCGGGCCGGAGCCCGAGACCCGGTCGACGGCGTAGCGGCCCATGTAGGACAGAGCGAAGCCCGAGGTGCCGAGCCAGAGCTCGAGCGCAGCGCCGGTTTCTGGCAGCTCGATCCGGTCATCCCGATCGTCGAGCTCCACGGTCAGCCGGTCGGCGGAGCGGCCGTCCTCGTCGGTGACCTCCAGCCGCACCAGGCGGTCCGCGATCACGCCGGTCACGTCGGTGCCGTCTGCGCGCAGCTCGAAAGCGGGGCGGGTCATGTGCGCCCCCAGAGGCGGATGCGCCCGGTCTCGCGCGGGGAGGCGGCGGGCGGACGGCGCACGTCGAGCCCCTCGGCCAGGACCGCGGGCTCGCGCGCAAGGTGCGGGTTGCGGGCCAGAAGCGCGGCGATGCCGGTCTCCCGCCCGGTCATCTGGCGGGCGATCACGTCGAGCATGTCGCCGTCCCGGGTCAGGTAGTCGGGCGCCGAGACGGCGGCCCGGAGCCGCTGGCCATAGGTCTCAGGCCCGTAGAGCGGGCGGCCGACGATGACCGGCGTCTCGCGCTCCAATGGCGTGACGTCGATGACCGGCGCGGTGCCTGCGAGGTGCGCCGGGACGCATTGCAGGACCGGCCCGTCGCGGAAGCTGTCCCAGAAGCTCATCGATCCGCCCCGTAGCTCTGCAGCTCGACGGTGAACTCGATCCGCCGCGCCGCACCGTCCGACATGAGGTAGGACTGCTGATCCTGCACAGAGATCACCACCCACCGGTCCCAGACCCAGCCGAGGCCGTCGGTGAGCATCAGCGGCTGGCCCTGGCCGGCGATGGCGCGCATGGTTTCAACCTGCCTCAGACCGCCCTTGAAATGGGGATAGATCACCCCCGAAAGCGTGACGGTCTGAACGCCCGGCCCGAGGAACTGCGCCGCGGGCGCGCGGCCCACGCGGGGCACCTGCTCCCAGCGGTACTCGGCATGGCGCGCGAAGGTCTGGTAGTCCGCCTGGCCGAGGCCGAAGCGGAACGTGCCGAGCGCCATCATCACCAGGCTAATCATAGAGACCCCCGTCATCGAGGGCGCCGCGCGCGTCCATCTCGCGTTTCAGCCGGCGCATCACCGCGCGAGCGATCTCCTCTGCCGATTGCCCAGGGGCAGCATGGACGTGGATGTCGCCGATGGTGACGGAGGATCCGCCGATACTTCCTGGCTGCGCCATGAGCCGCGCGTCGCGCGCCGAGATCACCCGCCCGGAGGTGTCCGGGGTAAAGAATTCCTGTCCAAGCTCGTTGATCCGGTACATGAAGCCGCCGCGGACCGGGCCGCCGCGCGCCATGGCGCCGTCGGGCGTCAGGGCGTCTCGATTATCCCGAAGGGTCTGCTCCTGTTGCTGCCTGCGACCTTCGTCGATGGCGAGCGGGCCGCCTTGCTGGGGCGTATCATCGCTCGCCGCGCCACCGCCAAGCAGAATGAACCGCGCGATGTTGAGGATCGGGATAATTTCCGACCATTTCCATGCGGGCAGCTTGTCCACCCACTCGAACGAAAACCAGTAGGCCCAGTCGATCTCGGGGATAAAGCCGAGCCATTGAAGCAGCGGGATCAGCGCGCTCCAGATCAACACACTGGCGAGGATCGCCCAGCCGATCACAGGGATGAAGGTCACCCACCGCAGGGCGGGTATCATGCTGGCCCAGCGCAGCGCTGGCACAATTCCCGACCACCGCAGGATCCCCGCGAGTACCGCCCATGCAATCCGTGGGATCAGGGCCGCTGTCCAGATCAAGGGGCGCACGAGCGTGGAGAGAGCAATCGGCGAGAACATGGCCAGCCGCGCGAGCCCGCGGATAACCAGGCTTGCAGCCCGACCACTGGCCCCGAGCGCCACCTGCATCATCCCGAAGCCGCGGATCAGCGTCGCCGCCGTCCCGATGATCGGCAGCAGGGCGAAGCGCAGGGCGAGAGAGGCCAGCTTGAACCCCAGAAGTCCCGCGACGATCCATCCGATCTGCTTGATCAGTTCGGGGTTCGCCTCCGCCCACTCGGTGAACCGCAGGATGAATGGCTGTATGGTCTCCATCAGCTCGTTGATCATCGGCAGCAGCTGGTTGCCCAGGACCACGGAGAACCGGGTGACGAAGTTCAGCAGGTTGCGGCGCGCCGCAGCCGTCGTCGCGGCGACGCGCTGGTATTCCTCTTCCATGGCGCCGCTGACCTGCGCCGCGGTCGCCGTGCTCTCGAGCGCCTCGCGAAGCAGGTCCACGTTCTCCACCAGCGGGGAGATCGCGTTCTTGGCCTCTTCGCCGAAAGCATCGCCGATGAGGCTGCTGAGACGGGCCGGGTCCACCTGGTTGAGGGCGTCGAGCACCATCAGGATCGCGCCGGTGGCGTCCTCCTGCATCATCTGCGCCAGCGCCTCGCCATTCACCCCCATCTCGGCGAAGGCGTCGGATTGCCGCTTTGTCATGCTCTCGCCGCGGCTCAGGGCGTTCATGAAGTTCTTCATGCCGGTCGCGGCACGCTCCATGTTCACGCCGCCGGCAAGCACCGTGGCCGCCAGCGCGGCGGTCTCGCGTTCGGCGAGGCCCGACTGCATCGCCTGGACGCCGATCTCGCCGATTACACCTGCGATGTTAACTTCGGTGGTCGCCATGGAATTGCCGAGCACGTTGACTGCGTCGGCCAGCAGCATCGCATCCTCCTGGCTCAGCGAGAGGTTCTGCCGCCAGAGCGCCAGCGTATCGCCAGCCTGCGCTGCCGAGATGTCGTAGGCCGCCGCCATCTTCGTCGCGGCCTCTGCGAACTCCAGCAGCTGCCGGCGCTTCTCGTCGTCGGGCAGGGTTTCGTCCACCACGCCCATCTTTCCGGCGGCGGCGACGATATCGAGGATGCCCTCGGCGGTGCCGTCGAGCCCGCCGGACGTGACCATGTCGTGCGCGGCGGACGCAAGGCGCTGCAGGCCGTCCGTTGCCTCGAAGTCCACGAACTTGCTGACCTCGGCCAGCCGCGCCTCTGCCTGGATCGCGGGTTCCGTGAGCCCGTACAGCGCACCCATGAGCCCGATCACGCCCATCGTCTCTGCCTGCAGCGCGCCATAGTGTTCCCGGTTCGCCGCGCTCATCCGGTTCGCCAGCTCGATGTTCCGCCGCCCGCTCTCGCCGACCGAGGCCGTCGCCCGCTCGACCTGCTGCATGGCCGCGCGGGCGGGGCCGGTGGCCCGGTCCACGAAGCGCAGGATCATCTGCAGGTTCAGGTCAGCCATCTTTCCTCTTGCCGGGAGCGCGGGCCTTGGCCTTGGCCCACCAGTAGGCCAGATCGTCGAGGCTCATCGGGTCGGTCTCGGAGGGCGCCCAGCCGAACATCATCGCGATATCCGCTTGGGCGTCCCCCACATCGTCGGGCAGGCTCAGCCCGTCATCGCCCCCATTGCCTCCCGCATCGACCCGCCGAAAAAACCCAGCACCTCGAACGCCAGCGCCGAGAAGTCGTCGATGTCCATCTGGTCCAGCTCGGCGGGGGTGAGCGCGGGCTCGGTAACGCGGGGCAGGAGCTTCTGCAGCGTGGCGACGTCCATCTGCAGGATCATGGTCAGCTGCAGCCCGCGCATCTCTCCGGCCTTGGGCTTGCGCAGGCTGATCTCCGTGACCTTTTCCTTGTCCCGCTGAAGGGGTGTTTGAAGCGTGATCTTGCCCATGCTCAGATCCCCATCGCGCGGCGGAGGCTGGCCATCTGATCGACGCCGCCGATCACGCGCCGGCCGGTCTCGACGTCGATGTCGATCAGGACCTGCCCGTTCTGCTCGACCTTGAAGCGGTCCACCTCGCCGGTCATCTTGAGCTTCGACGGATCGCCCGCCTTGAGATCGTCGGTCTCGATGCCGGCGCTGCGGATCCGCATGGTGTAGATCCAGGCGTCGGCCTCGAAGTCGTCCTCGCCCATGGCGGCAGGGCGCAGCACGAGGGGGATGCGGGTGCCGAGGCTGGCGACCACCTCCGGGCGCCATTCGTCGAGGGTCAGCTCGGCCTGCATCGCCTCCATTCCCATGTCCACGGCAACGGGCGCATCCATTCCGGCGCCGCGGTGCTCGGCCGTCTTCAGCCGGGCGTTGGGCAGCTTGGCCATGGAGACCAGGCCGAAGTAGCTGCGCCCGTCGAGGAAGGCGTTGAAGTTGCGGATCGTGCGGGGGTAGCTCATCTGCTCTCTCCTCAGGCAGCGGCCACGGCGTCGACGAGTTCGTCGTAATACTCGCCGTTGCGGTGGGCACGGAAGGTCAGGCGCTCCAGCGGCGCCGGCGGTTCGATGTCGAAGTCGAGGTAGAGCTGCCCGGCCTTCAGCTTGGCCTCGGTGTTCAGCTCCTCGTCGAGCCACACCCGGCCGCCGAGCAGCGCGCCCTGGGCGACGAGCCCGTCGATATAGGCCTGCACCGAGTTGCGGATGTCGAGCAGGAGCTGCTGGCTGAACGGCCGGTCCAGAGCCCAGGCATGCGCCCGCTCGACGCTGTCGTAGATCATGTCGGCCGTGCGTCGCACCGGCAGGAAGGTCCAGAGCGCATCCGAGGCCAGCGTCCGGTTGCCCCAGACGCGGAACCCGTCGCGGCGGATCACCGTGGCGACGTTCGCCTCGTTGAGCCGGTTCGCTTGGGTCGCGGTCTGCGACAGCGAGAAGTCGATCGGCCGGGCTACGCCAGTGATCCCGGCGATCAGCTGGTTGGAGGGGCTCCACCAGAAGCCGCGGGCGGCATCGGTGGCCGAGATCACGCCGGCGACATAGCCCGAGGCGGGCCGCGTCTCGGTGGCTTGAGCCGCCGCGTCGTAGACCCGGACGGCCGGGTCCACGAGAAAGAGCCGGTCCGAGCCGAGCAGGTCCGCATAGGTGAGCGCATCGGCCTCGGTGGTGTTTGGCCCGTCGATCACCGCGATCCCGCGCAGCTTGCCGGCGACGGTCTGCAGCGCGCCTGCGGTGCCGTCGATTACGGCGGGGTCCTCCGGCGTCGTGAACCCCGGGGCCGCGAGGATGCGCGGCGTCTGGCCAGTCAGGGCAGCTGCCGTCTCGAGGGCGTAGATGCCGGTCTGCTCCGCGGCGACGCCGGTGACTGCGGCCTTGGCGGCGGCCGTATCGGCGCCGGCGTCCACGCGGACGATGATGGCCACCGCAACGCCCTGGGCATAGAGCGCGTCATAGGCGTCCCGCAGCGTTCCGGCAGCGCCCAGCGTCGCGGCCATGCGCGGCCCGGTGACGAGGACCGGCGTGTCCTCAGGGAATGCCGAGGCCTCCGCATCGGGCGCGGTGCCCACGAGGCCCACGATGGAACTGGCCACCGTGCGGATCGGGCGGATGCCGTCGTCGATCTGGACGACTTCCACCCCGTGAAGGAACTGCTCAGTCATGGTCTCTCTCCTCGTGTGAGCATTGCGGTATCGGCGCCGGCGCGCTTACAGCACGACCACGGGGCGCCGCCGTTCGGGGCGTGTGCCCTCGATCTTGTTGACAAGACGCGCGGTTGCGGCGGCCACCACCCGGTCGATGAAGCCCGGAACCTTTGCCTCCGCCCATCCGATGACGATCTCTCTCCTCTCGTCCGCGGGGCGGCTCGCCAGATCGGCCAGGTCGATGAATTGATCCTCATCTGCGGGCAGGCCGAGCGGCTCGTCGCCCGCCCGGCGCGACGTCGCGCCGGTCGCCGGATCGGTGACGGTCAGCCGCCAGTGGACCACGCGGATCGTATTCGGAAAGACCGTGCCGTCCGGCGCCGTGTAGTCCTCGGTCTCCGCCTTGACGTCCCATGAGAACTCGAACGTGGTCGTGTCGATCATTGCGCGGCCTCCAATGCGTCCAGGCGACGTGTCAGCGACAGGATCTGGTCGTGCTGGGACTGCGCCTGAGCCACCAGCGCCGCGACGATCGCCCGGACGTCGTAGTTCTCGCCGTCGTCGGTCGACGCCTCCGGGAAGACCTCCTCGACCTCCTCGGCCAGGAAGCCCGCATATCGCCCGTCCCAGTCCGCGATGTGCGTCGACGTGAACGCGACAGGCCGAAGCGCCAGAACGACATCGCCATTGACCGGCTCGAGGTCGGTCTTGTAGACACCCGAGGACGTCGAGCGGAACATGCCTCCGCCGACGTTCACATGGCAGTTTGCGGCGCTCGAGGTCGTATTCGTCCCGACCGAGCCGATCGAGGTCGTCGCCCCGGAGCCGATCCGCCATACCTCCGAGTTGTTCTCGTGCCCTTTGAGCCCGTTGCCGCTCTCCCATTGGATGTAATCGCCGCCGCCGCCCCAATTCACAGAGCCGACGTTCAAGAGGTTGCGGCTGTTCATGTTGATGTCGCCCGACATCGTGTCGCCGCTCTTGCGCAGGAAGTGACCGTCGTTCTGGCTGTTCTGCCGGAACTGGTCTGCCGCGGTGCCGTGCGTCCGCAGAGCCATGTTGCCCAGCCCGAGATTGCCCCGGGCCGTCGTAGCGTTTGTCAGGTCCGACAGGTTGTTCGCGCGATGCGCGAAGCGGCCGTCGTTCGCCGCGTTGTCGCGGAATTGAGCGCCGGCAGTGCCCTCGCTCTGCGTCGCAAGAGACCCCAGCCCGAGGTTTGTCCGGGCCGTCGCGGCGCTGGCCAGGTCAGAGAGGTTGTTTGCGCGATGCGCGAAGTCGGTCGCATGCAGCCCGTCGAGCAGGTCGGCATCCAGGCCTGATCCCGCGCCGTCTTGTGTCTTGATCGCCGTCAGAAGCGCGGCCGGCGCGGTCTTCGATGCCAGCTCGTTCCGGAGCCATCGCGTACGGTCTGCCAGCTGCTGGGAGGCCACATTGGAGATGCCCTCTCCGGCGGCGAGATCAGGCGGACCCCCGACCACGGGATCGGTCGTTTCGATCTGGTAGATGCCCTCGTGCCAGGTCCCGGTTTCGGTAAGTGCAGCCATCATGCGGCCCCATGATTGAAGGTGCCGTCGTAGACGATGGTGTCGTCGTACAGGTACGCGGCGTCGAAGATGAGGAAGGCCAACTGGCAGCGGGCCGGAGCGATCTGATCCAGGACGCGGCGGAGCACGGCGGACCTCGTGACACTGATGGGCCGGGAGAGGATCACGCGGTACTCCGCCCAATGATCATCCGGGTGATCTTCGATGATCTCGGCCTCGGAGAACCCGAACGCGCGGATGGCATCGCGGACCGCCCCGACCGTCCCCTTGCGGCGGTGGACGCTGACAGAAGCCCGGATGACGTCGCGCTGGATGGCCTCCGGCCAGCCGCTGTCCCACTCATCGACCGAAAGTGCATGCGCCAGCCAGGGCAGGAATTGGGTCGGGCATCTGTCCGCCGACCAGAGATCCGCGAGGATGACGGGGATCTCCGCGATTTCGCCCCGGAGAGCCGCCTCGACGGCGATCTCGGCCTCCGTGGAGTTGGGCGGCAGAATGCTCATGGCGCCGCCTCCGTTACCGTGACGCCGGTGGCGATGCCGACCTCCGTGACCGCCACGGCCACGTCCGCCGCCGGAGCGATCAGGGAGATGTCGCGCACTCCGGGCACATCGAGGGCCGAGATCAGCTTCGCCCGCGGGATCTCGCGGCCCGGCTGCCGGGCGGTCGCCAACCAGCCGAGCACCGCCTGGCGCGCGGCCGTGGTCACGGCGGCGGCTGACGCGCCGGCCTCTATCTCGACTTCGGCCTCGACCGCGAAGGTGACCGGCGTGGCCGACAGGACGGTCACATCGGTGCAGAGCGGGCGGACGTATTCGTCGTTCAGCGCCGCCTCGATCGCCGCAAGCGGTGCCGCGGTCTGTGAGCCATCCGCTTCCTCGGCATAGAACACCACCCGCACCTCGCCGGGCTCGGGCCGATCGACGGCGACGTCGCGCACGCGGCCGTCGGCGCTCAGGGCGTGATAGACATACGACTGCCGCGGCCCCGCAGTGCTGATCCCCTCCAGCGAGAGCAGGACGCGGGTGCGGAGACCGTCATCGGTCTCGGAGACCGGCGGCGTCGGCGGCAGGCTGACCGGGTTGGCGGGCGTCACCACGAGGCGGGTCACGCCGAAGAGCGCCGCGAGCTGATCGAGGTCGGATCCTTGCGCCCGGGGCAGGAAGACGGCATCGGCTGCCGCGTTGATGCGGGCGCGGATCAGCAGCGCCTCGTAAGCGACAGCCTCCGCCAGCTTCACGAGCGGCTCGCTTTCGAGGCCGAGCACGTCGGCGAGGTCCGGATACTCCGCCGCGATGCGGTCGAGCAGGCGCGCCCGGATCGTGGCGAAGTCGAGCTCCTCCACAATAGCCGGCGGCGGCAGGGCCTGGAGATCGGCGGCGACGCTCATGCGGCGGCTCCCAGTGCCACGTCCAGCTGGACGGGATCACCCTGCACCCGGCCTTCGAGAGCGAGCGTGGCGCGCCCGGCCTTCGCCTCCGCGATCTGGACGCGCACCAGCGTGAAGCGTGGCTCCCAGGCGGCCAGCGCCTCGGCCGTCGCCTGGTAGAGCTCGATCGCCGTCTCGCCGTTCAGCGGCGCATCGATCAGCGCGGGAAGGTCGGAGCCGTAGTCGCGGAGCATCACCCGGCTGCCCCGCGGCGTCGTCAGGATATCGGCGATCGACTGCGCGAGATGGCTCTCGGGCGACATCGCGAGGAAGGTGTCCCGGGACAGACCCATCTACACCTCGTCCTCGCTCGGGGTTTCGGCGGGCTTTGAAGGGGGCTTCGAACGCCGCCTCAACGGGGGCCTCGGCGCGGGTTCGGAGGCAGGCTTCGGATCGACGGGCTCGTAGCGCGCCCGGCCGGCGGGCAGGCGCAGCTCCTCGCCGGCCTTCACGCGGCGGCCATCGATCCATCCGTCGCGGCGGGCGACATAGAGAGCGGTAGCGGTCATTGCGGACCTCCCGTGTTGGAGGGGCCGGACTGGACCCCGGAATGGGTGTGCGTGACGAGGCTGATCCCCGAGGCCACCACGTCGCCCGTCACTTCGACATCGCCGTCGATGGTCAGGGTGCCGCCACCGAGATCCATGCGCGGGGCCGAGGGATCGGTCGCGGGCGGGATGCCGGCGAAGATCCCGCAGATCGCCACGGCCTGGGCGAGGTCGCCGCCGGGCGAGAGGACGAGGACCTGCTCGCCCTCGGCCGGCATCCAGCTGAAGGACACCGCGCCGGCGCGGAGCTGGCCGATCGCCACGTTCGGGATCTCGAGCGCGCCCGACCGGACGCGCGCCCGACCGCCGGCCATCGACATGACGGTCCCGATCAGGATCGAATTGGCGATCCGCCGGTCGGCTTCTGCTGCGGAGCGGGTCATGCTTCACCTCCGATCAGATCATAGTCGTCCTCGTGGTCCTCGCCGATCAGCGGCGCCTGGCCGAGATAGACCGCCGGATCGATCGGCTCCGGCACCGGTGCCAGGGCGAGGGTGCAGGGCTGCACCCAGCTCACCGCCCAAAGGCTGGCCGCCGCGCCGTCGGTCGCGCGGGTCACCAGCGGCTGCGCCTCCACGCGCTCGGCCTCGCCGCATTCGACGCGGCCCCAGCGCTTGTCGGGGACGAGAGTGCAGATTGCCTGGGCGATTGCGGCGGCGGCGCGGTCGCGCGGCAGTGCCGGTACGTCGCGCGTCACGATGAAGGCGGTCATGTCGAGCGCGAAGCGGTGGCCGGGCCCGGCTGCGCCCTCGCGCTGGCGCAGGCCGATGATCGAGACGAGGACAGCCGGCGCGGGGATGCTCTTCGACTTCAGTCTCTCGAGGTTGAAGCGGCCTTCGGTCCCCTCGCAGGTGCGCAGGGCGGGCAGGACCGTCCGCACTTTCGCCGCCACGAGGTCGGGCAGAGCCTGAAGGAGGTCGCTCATTGCAGCACCTCGCGCAGGTCGCCCTCGACCAGCTCCGCGATGTCGCGGCGGTCGCGGTCGGAGATGCCGAGATAGGGTCTGGCAGGGATCGTGACGCGGGCACTCTTCCGGCCTGCTTCGCCGCCGAACTGGTGGATGGCGGCGTAGACCAGGTTCGATCCGACCCGCGCCTCGGGCCCGCGCGAGTAGTTCTGGACGGAGCCAAGAAGGTTGTTGTCAGCAACAAGAAGCGAATGCCGGCCGGAACGTGTCGCGGCATAGGCCTCGGACCATTCGGCCCAGGCGCCGCCGTCTGGCGCGGCCTTCTCCTCGTCGATCCGGCGCTTCACGGAGCTTTCGAGCAGCGCGCCTGCGTTGTAGGCGAGCCGGTCGATGTCCCAGGCGGAGAGGTGCCGCAGGCCGGAGACGGCCGAGGCGGTGTCGAGTTCGAAGACGACGCCGGCCATCACAGACCCCGCGTGCTGTTGCGCCCGAAGATCGCGGGCGGGCCGTCCTGGACGATGGGCTGGGGTCCGTCGATCGACGGCTCGCCTTCCTCGGCCTCGGGGTCCGGCATCACCAGCCGGCGCTTGCCCGACGAGAAATCGTGCAGCGCCTTCTGCGCGTCCTCGAACCGGGTTCGCATGGCATCTGAGACCACGTCCGCCGTGCTCGCCATGCGGTAGATAGCGATGTCGATGCAGATCCGCGTGAGAACCGCATGGGCGCCGTCGAGCGGCAGGCTGTAGCGATTGGCCAGGAAGCTGTCGATCTCGGCCGAGGCATCCGCAAGCGCGGCCTCCACGATGCCGGCATCCGCCGCACCGTCCCCGTCCCGGTCGGCGGCGAAGAGCGCGTCGGGGCCGTAGGCCGTGGTGATGTCGGAGGGTGTGGCGTAGGGCATCAGCCCATCCCCAGGGCGGAAAGGTACAACTCGAGGACCGCCTGCTCTTCGGCGATGTCGCCGGGTTCCCGCTTCCGCATCGCGATCACCTTGCGCAGCACCGCCGTGTCGTAGCCACGCCCCTTTGCTTCGGCGAACGCCTCCTTCTGCTGCTCGGCAAGGTCCTTCTTCTCGGCTTCGAGACGCTCGATCCGTTCGACGAACTGGCGGAGCTCATCCGCTGTGACCCTGGTGTCCGACATGGTTCTTACCCCGTGTTCAGGTGCCGGTCTCTCCCGGCTGTCACGGCCTCCGTCATCCGTTGCATCCTGGTCCGCCCAAGGCGGCCTACTCACCCGGCTCCACGGCACCGATCCCTCGCCGGCCTAGCCGCTTCACAGCCGAGCTTTCGCTCGGGATCCCTGTGGCGCCCCCGACGGTGCTGCCACGCCGCCGGGGACACCTGCCTGTCCGCTGCCCCTCACCCGGGGGGATGTGCTCGCCGGGGGCGGACCTGCCCCGTCAGCCTTTCGGCTGTGCCTTCGGCGCCTCGAAGCCCTGGGCGGCGAGCGCCGCCATGGCCTCGTCGCGCACCTCGTCGGTCACGAGATTGCCAAAGCCGGCCTCCTCGCGCAGCGTCTTGAGGTTCGGTTTCCCATCCTTGCCAAAGGCGTCTGGCCCCAGCTGCGGGATCAGCGCCAGCAGCGTGTCGAGGACCATCGGCCGGGCCTCGTCGGGCGTTGCCGCCCGGACCTTCAGGTTGGGTTCCGTGTCGAGGCGGCGGAGGACATCCTCGGGCAGCCGCTTCGCGTTGAGGATCCGGCCGCTCGTGGTGAACTCCATCCCGGCCCGGAAGAACCGGCCGGCAGCGTTGGTGGCGGCGACGAACAGGAACATCAGCCGCCCCCTCAGGTCAGCCAGGAGGTCACGATGACCTCGCAGGCGTTGTAATGGGGGTTCGAGGCGCCGTTGGCATCGACCATGGTCTTGAAGAGCCGGTTCGCGGCGCTCTCGTTGTCGGGCGACACGAGGCAGACGTTGGGCCGGATGCCCATGGGGCGGCCGCCGTCGGCGGTGACCTTGCGCATCGCGGTGCGGTAGGTCTCGAAGTTCGCGGCGTTCAGCGTGTTGCGCGACCCGTAGGCCATCTGCCAGAACCCGAAGCCCGCGTTGCAGCGGTAGCGGATGCCGTACTCGAACCGGTCTTTCGTGAAGACGTTGTCCGACGTCGCAGGGTTCGTCTTCGCCTCGAACTCAGGGCGCGTGCGCTCCTGGAAGATGAACGGGCGCAGAGGCTTCGTGGTGTCGAGCAGGACCCAGAGCGGGCCGGGGCTCGACCCGGGCAGATCGTAGTTCGACACGGTCGCGGCCGTGCCGGTCCCGTCGACGTTCGGATAGACCGGGTGATCTGTGTCGAAGAAGTTCTGGCCGTCATAGCAGAGCGTCGAGGCGCCCGCGGCGATCAGGTCCGCCACAAGGCGGTCGGGATGCTGCGCGGCTTCCATGCCCATGCTGGCCATCAGCGGGTTGTAGGTGCCGTAGATGTCGTCTTCGATCGCGGTGCGCGGGACGCCGACTGTCGCCTCGTAGAGCTTGTTCACGAGGCTGTAGCCGTCGGCGGCCATATCCTTGACCGTACGGTCGCCGGCCCACACGATCAGCGCCGGGAAGTCGCCAAGCCAGCCGTAGGTGTTCGACGTCGATGCCGAGGACACCATCGTGGCGACCTGGCGCCAGAAGCTGGCCTCGTTCGCGGCAGTGTAGGCCTGCTGGAACTCGCGGCGGTAGCCGGTGTTCAGCGCGGTCAGCAGGGCGGGGGTGATGATGGCCATCTGCGGTTACTCCTGTGCCTTCGCCGTGGCGAAGTCCTCGTCGGAGATGCCCATGGCGCGGGCCACCTCCTGGTCCTCGGGCGTCAGCCCCTTGGCGGTGCGGGTGGTGGACTTGTCGTCCAGCTCGGATTTGCCGGGGAGGATGCGCGGCATGGCGGCGAGCGTAGCCTTGAAGGCCTCGACGCCCTGGGCGCGGGCAACGGCGATGAAGCTGTCGCGGGCGGGCGGCGTGATCTTGCCCAGCTTCTCGATCCCGTCGTCCACGAGCGCGACGAGCGCCTCCTCGGCGCGGGCGGTCTCGGCCGCCTCCAGCTCGCCGATCCGCGCGTTGGCGGCGTCGAGCTGGGACTTGGCGACGTAGACCTGCGGGTCGGGCGGGGCGGCCTTGGCCGTATGCACCTCGGTCTGCAGGTCCTTGATCTTCGCCACCACGTCGGCGGCGCTTGCATCGGAGGCAAGCCCCAATGCGTCCAGGACGGCCTTGTCCATCTGGTCTGTCTCCTCGGTTTCTCGGGCAAGCTCGGGCATGACGAAGCCGGGGCGGTTCACCAGCCCGGCACTCAGGATTTCGGTGATCTCTCCGGTCGGCTTGTCGAGCGTGTAGCCGATGGACAGGAACTTGTAGGCGCGGCTGGCGACCCAGGCGGCGCCCTGCTCGGTCCACTCGACGCGACCCCAGAGCGCGCCCTCCCGGACCTCCATATCCCGGATCCAGCCGTAGGCCGGAGCGTCGAGGCCCTGGGTCCCGCGGATGTGGGTCGCGTGCTCCACGTCGATCGGAACCGGCAGGGCGCGCGCCCGGAACCGGGCCACGACGGCGGCGGGATCGCTGAGCCGGTGCCTGCGACCGTCGGCGGAGGGCAGGGCGGGGCCGGCCGGGGTCAGCTGCACCCATTCAGGCGCGGACCCGGAGGCCGTGGCGATCTCGATCGCGGGGGAGTGGTGGCGGCGAGCAGTCATGGGGGGACCATGGCACCAGGCCGCGGCGCGTTCCCCCCCGGCCCGGGTCGGGGGCGGGCAAAATCCGGGCGGGGCAGGAGAGGCGCTGAGAGGCCGCAGGAGCGGCATCCTGTCTGGACCGTAGCGCGCGCCGCCGGATGCCGCAACGGCGCTCTCAGGCCGTTGAAACGGTGTTCAATCGCGCCGCTGTCGCCATGGGGCACCGCGAGCGCTTGAAGTCTCGCGCCGTCGAGGTCATTTCAGGGGTGCGCCTGAGCCAATAATCCCGTCCAACCGGACATCGCGATCCGCGGGGAGTGTGACGTTCCCCCAGGCGCGCTCAATCCCTGATCACCTCTCCCTCGGCGAGACGCCGTTCGACATAGCGGGCCGACGCCGCCCGAAACAAAGTGGTCAGGTAGAGTTCCTGTCGATCCCGGGTCGCCTTGATTGCGGCGACCCACGGAAGATCCCGATCCCGTCCGATGAAGAGCAGGCTCGTACCCTTTTTCCGGACCCGCCCGGACAGGATCAACTCCGACAGTCGGGCGTAGTCCAGCGGCCCCAGTTCGGCATGCTGGCGCAACTGTTTCTCTGCCGTGTCGCTGGAAACCAGCGCGATCCGCGTCCTGGCGCCCAGGGCGTCCGTGAGCGCGCCGGGCAGCATGGCAACCGGCGCCGTGCCGCTGGCTCCCTCGGTCAGGATGCGGCGCACCCGCCAGCTGGTCGCGAGATCGCGCATCGCGACAGCCTGAATTGCCGGATGAGCGACCTCCAGCCGATCCGTGAGCAATCGCTCCATCGCGTCGACCCGCCGCTTTCCCGGGTTCCTCTGCCAGCCCGGGTCGATGCCCTGGGGGATCTGCTGGACTTCGCCCGTGCGTGGGTTCGTCCAGGTGCGGTCCGGGACCTCCGGGCTTTCGGAGATGCCGATGCTCTCGGCCTCCGAACGGGTCACCTGGCGCACCCAGCATTTGCAGCCCCAGCCATTCGGCGGCATCCAGCTGTCCCAGAACGGATCGTCCACAGGCAGGGTCAGGCCTTCCTTGCTCTCGTGGTGGGGCCGGTGCCGCTCTGACGGTCCGAGCCGATAGGTCAGATAGGGCAGCGCGCCCTTCGTGCGCTCGATCCGCTCCCACTGGCCCGCCGCCCGGGCGGAGCGCAGGTTCGCATCGTAGATCGTGCGCAAGCGCCGGGGAGTGCCCAGGAGGGCGGGCTTTGCTCCGCGCGGCCCATCCACCGCCTCTCCGTAACCCCACCAGCCCAGCGTCTGCAGCCGGGGGCGCAGGCGCCTCTGGAACTCGGAGAAGGGCAGGCCGTCGTCGAGCGCGGTCTGCAGCTCCTCGCGGATCGTCCGCAGCACGTCCATGCTCGTGGCCTTCGCCACGGTGAACGCGACGGCGTGTTCCTCGGGCTCGACATCTGCCCAGGAGAAGGCTGGCTGCCAGCCCTTGTTCGCCAGGAACCGGCTGGCCTCGGGCGGCGGACCGGGCGTGAAGGAATAGCCCGGGCGATCGTCCGCCTCAGCCATCCTTCAGATCCCCCAGCGCGCGGGCCTTGAACATGCCCTTCACCAGGGCATCGATCAGCTCGGCCGAGGGCAGGCCGGGCAGATTGTCGAGCCGGGCGATCGCGTCCTCGTAGCTCTCCGCGCCATCGATCGCGGCGAGGAGCGGACCCATGATCTCGTTCATCACAGGCTCCCAGCCGTCGAGCATCTCCTCGGCGATCTCGTCAAGCTCGTCTTCTGGCGTGTCGGCACGGGCGAGGCGGACCTCGCGGGCGGTCCCTGGCGGCGTCGGGGCTGGGGTTGTCCCGCCGAACACGTCTTCGCCGTCCTCGGGATCTTCGGCGCCCACGATCCGCCGCGCCCAGGACGAGGAGAAGGTGACCCCCTCCCGCGCCAGTTCCGTGACCGCCTTGACCTTGGCAGCCACATCTTCGGGCTCGGACACCTCGATCACCAAGCGCGGCGGCTGAACGGTCTCGCCGTAGTTCAGCGCCACGAACGGCCCGACGAGGTCGCGGCGCAGCACGGCGGAGACCTGCCGTGCATCCGCCGCCGCGATGTCGTGGCGCACGTCGTTGTGGACTTGGGCCTGCGCCATGGAGGATCCGTCGTCGGTCGTCATGGTCTGGCCCAGGATCATCTTCGAGATCTGCTCGTCGACATAGCGGGCGAGGTTCTCGAAGACCGGCTTCTCGCCGCCGCCCGACTTCACTTCGGTCAGCTCGATGTCCATGTGCCGCGGAATGACTGCAGCCGCGTCGGTGCCGATGTTGGCCACGGCCCGGAAGAGCGTTTGCACGTCCTTGGTTGTGGCCTCGGCTCCATAGCGGCCGATCCTGAGCGGCAGCCCGTAACGCTCCACGAAGGCGGCCCAGTCCTTCACAGTGTAGGCCTTGCACATCCAGCTGAACGCCACCACGCGGGCGGCACCGCCGCGGAACAGGTGGCCGGACTTGAGGGTGGCGTCGTGGCGGATAAAGCGGAAGGGCGGCATCACGAGCCCGTCCAGCATCTCGTTGTCGTCGCGCAGTCGCAGCTCCCGGCCCGTCTCCCGGTCCACCTGGAAGAACCTCTGAGGACGCCAGACGAACTCCCGCGGAGCCCAGATCTGACCGGGCCGCCAGATGATCTCGACGATGGAGAAGCCCTTGCCAACGGCGTCCATCAGGTCCTCGACCAGCTTCGGAAAGCCGTCATGGCGCACGAGATGCGTCTCCACCGCCTCGGCGATCTTTAGGTCGTCGGCGCTTTCCGACGCAGGGATGACCATCGGCGCGATGCCGGAGATGGCGCGCTTCCGCTGGCCCATCACGGAGGCATAATGCGGGTCGCGCTCCTCCATCTCCTCGGCGAGCTGCATGAACGCTTCGAAGTCGCCGTCGTCCGCGCGCTTCAGGACATCGGCAAGACCGGCGGGCGTCAGCCCCCCGGCCACGGTCTCCGGCCAGGCGCGGCGCACACCCGTGATCCCGCCCTCGGCCACGGGCTCCGTCAGCGCCTTGCGGCGACGCGGGATGCGGGGGATTTCCGTCAGGCTCATCGTGCTCTCCTCGTCACCAGATGCCCTGCCGCTCGCCGAAGCCGGCAGTCGTGCGCACCATCGGGCCGTCGTCGTCAGCATCGCCGCCGCGCGGGACCGGGCGGTAGGCATAGACGACGGGCTCCGCCTGGGCGGCGCTGACAGCGAGAGCCAGCGCCCAGAACCTGTCGGCATGGCCGTCGGTGTCGCCATCGGCCACGAGGCGGCGGATGCCGGTCGGGCCGACGCGGCTCTTGACCGCATGCAGGTCCGAGCGAAGCACCGGGTCGCCGCCGGGGATATGCACGGACCGGTCCTGCATCCGCTCCTTCAGCAGCGTCGCCATGTCGAGTTTGCGGGCGGCGGTGAACAGCACCCCCTCCACCCGGCTCTCGCCATGGGTCCGGATCGCGTCCTCCACCGGCTTCTCGCCCATGCCTGTCTGGTCGATCGCGCAGCGCAGGACCCGGTACCGGGCGAAGACCTCCGCCAGCAGCCGGTCCTGCTCGGCGAAAGTCACGCGCTTCCTTGCGATGACCTCCCGTGTCACCAGCGCCTCGCCGACCCGTTCCAGCACCCAGATCACGAAGAGGTCGTTGCGCGCCGCGATGTCGACGCCGACGTAGACATGCCCTCCCTCGTAAAGCTCCGGCTGGCCGGCGGCGTTCGTCTCGCATTCCGCGATCAGGTCGTAGCTCAGCCAGGCACTGGCCTCGTCCAGCCACTTCAGCTCGAACTCCTGCGCCCAGGCATCCTCGTCCGCCATGCCGCGGCGCAGTTCGTCGATGTTCACGTCGAGCCCCTGCTCGACGGCTTGGTAGATATCGACGTGATGCTTCGACCAGGTCGGATCGTCCGTGGTCATCAGCTCGTAGAACTTGTTGCCCTTGCCGTTGGGCGTCGAGATCACCCGGATCTTGTGACCGCCGCGCGCGGCGACCGGAAAGGCCGAGCCCCAGATCCGGCGGCTGTCGCGGTGAAAGGCGAACTCGTCGAAGAGCATGTTGCCGCCGAAGCCGCGCGCCGCGTCCGGGCTGGCGGAGATCGCCACGATCCGCGACCCGCCCGGGAACCGCACCTCGTGGGTCTTGTAGGTCGCGTCCATCTCGGCCGAGTAGAACTCGCCCTCCTCGAAGCCGGGCTGAGGCATTCTGGCGACCGTGTTATAGGCCGCCCAGAACCCCTTCACGATGGGTTTCAACGCGTCTTCCATGGCCTCTTTCGCGGTCAGCTCGGACCGCGACAGGATCGTCCAGCGCGTCTTCCGCCCCGCGATCTCCGCCCGGAAGCAATCATCGGCGATCTCGCCCGAGGCGCCGAAAGTCTTGCCGCCGCGCCGGGTGAACATGCCGATCTTGAACCGGCTGTCGTCCTCCAGCCAGGCGCGCTGATAGGGCAGGAAGGTGATGACTGGGCTGGTCATCGCTTCCTTTCCGTCCAGAGTTCCCGGAGCGTTCGAACCGCGCGGTCGAAATCCGGGGCGCCCTTGTGGTGCTGACGCCGGGTGGTGAACCGCTGCAGCCGGCCGGTCAGGCCGAAATATCTGCGGTGATCGACATACTCACCCGCCAGCAGATCCCGGATGAGCCGAGCGGCGTCTTCACACGCCCGCGCGATGTGCCGGTCGCGCTTGACCCAGTATCGCGCATGAGCGGCCATGTCGTTGGCGACTTCGGCGGGCACGGCCATCAGCGTTCACCGTCCAACTCGACGAGGAAGGCGTGACCCCTCCACCAGGCCAGCACGGCCCGGTGACCCAGGTGCGTCGTGAAGCGCTCGCGCCGCCCGAAGGCCCATGCCAACCAGCGCGGCAGGCGCGGACCCTTCCGCCAGCGCCAGTCCCCGGCAAGCAGGATCGCATCTTCTACCACGGCGGGCCGCTGTCCGGAGGGCCAAGCGTCGCGAGGCATCACGCGAAGCCCATGATCTCGCGGGCGGCCCGCGCCGCCTCGGCGTTGATCGCCCCTGCGGCCACGCCGGCCTCCAGCTTCTCGGCTTGGGCGCGGCGCTCGGCGGCTGCCGCCTCCTCCGCCACCCGGGCACGCTCCTCGGCCACCAGCTTCTCGCGCATGCCCGAGGAGCTCATCACGTCCTTGAGCATCCGCCCGATGAAGTGCAGCTCCTTGGGGTCGATCTCGTCGGCCTCCTTGGTCATCTGCCCCTGCATCACCTTGAAGGCGAGCGTGGTGACCATCTGGAACAGCACGTTGTGGCGCTTCGCCTCTTCCTCGAGCCCGTTCTCCTGCATCCAGCCGGCGGCCCAGGCGCTGGCCTGCTCCTGCGCCCGGGCGAAGGCTTCGTACTCCTGCCCGTGGGCATGCAGTGCGCTCTTGCCGATCCTCAGCTCCAGCCCCTCGGCCTCGAGCCTCGCGTTCAGGTCCTCGGCCAGCGCGACGTAATCGCCGAAGCCGCGGGCAACCAGCTCCTCGTTGAGCCAGGTGCGCAGCTGGGGCGGCAGGAGATCGACCTTGCGAGGCGGCGGCATGGGCTCAGGCCCTCGGGCTGGGGCGCTGCACCTCGGGGTGCGTCGCGAGACCTTTCGCGACCTCCACGCCCCGCCGCGTCGCCTCCACGACGACGAAGGCCTCCCGATCCTCGTACGACGCGAGACCGTTCTCGGCGAGCCAGGCGATCTCGGTCACCACCTGGTCGCGGGAGGACGGCAGGCCGACACCGTCGAGCACCGCCTGAAGGATCGAGGCGTTCGAGGTGTAGTCGGCGCAGCGTTCGAGATGCCGCAGAATGGCGAGCCGCCGGTGGCGCCGGGTGAGTTCGGAATAATCGGTCATCGGCTTTCCAGGAGATGCTGCTCGTGGCGGGTGACGATCGCCTCGAGCCGGGTCATGATCTGGGCGTTGCCCTGGATTACGGCCTCGACCTTGCCCAGCGAGCCGTTGAGCGTGGCCAGCGCCAGCTGCACCTCGTGGAGGTCCCGGGTTCCCGGCATACCCTTGACGGTGCCGTCAAGCGCATCGACCCGGCGCGCGAGATCGTCCATCCGGCGGGAGCCCTGCTTGAAACGCTCGTCGATGTCCTTTCGCCGGGTGGCGACGAACGCATAGACGAAGGTCAGGAGGCTGATCATCACCGTGATCAGGCCCCAGAGCGGGATGGTGGTGTCGATGGTCACAGGTCCTCGCCCGGGTCCGGCAGGCGCTCGCTCAGCAGCTGGTAGTGCTCGCCGGCGGCGATCAGGCAGGTCGGGCCGCCGGCGCGAGTGACGGTGATCGTCCACGTCCCGGTCTCCGTAGAGGCGAGCACCTCGACGACAGTGTTATTGGAGGCGAGCCCGATCGACTGGCGCGTCTCGCCATAGCTCTCCGCAAGGCGGGTCACCACTGTCCGGTGATCGGCGCAGTTCGCCGACTGTGCCTCGGCGCCGGGCGGGGGTGCGAGCAGGCGCGCCAGGGCGAGCGCGGCCGCGGCGCGCCCGATCAGGCCGACCCGCCGCATCACGTCGCCCCTCCGCGCGCCTTGAGCCAGCGCGACCAGGCGAAGGTCCCGCCCGTCAGAACCCCGTAGAGGACCGCGGCCAGCGCGACGGCCCCGGCGTTGATGTCGATGGTCAGCAGACCTGCGGCCTCTTCGAAGGTCACGAACGGGAAGGCGGCGGCAACGCCGGCCAGCGGATAGAGCACCGCGATCCTGATGATGAGAGCGAGTTGATCCATGTCGGGTTCCTTTCGGTGGCGCGATCAGGCAGCGTCGCGGGTGTAGCGATCGACGATCCATCCCTCGCGGCCGCCGTACATCGTCTTGATCCAGCCGTAGCTGCGCCCGCCCCAGTCGAAGGTGCCGGAGCGGATGACCGGCACCTGCGCACCGTGGGGGATCGACAGCAGCACGTTGGGATGGAAGCTCGGCCAGCGCCGCATGTTGAGCGAGCTGCCGGGGACGTGGATCCGGACCAGCGGCTGGTCGACGACCTCCGCAGAGCCTTCGTCGGCCAGGATGTCGTCCGGCTCCTCCCGGCCCAGAACCTTCGCGCGGAGCGCCTCGAGCGGGAAGAGCGGGTTGGTGTCCACCTTCCGCCCGGGCGAGATGTACCAGTGCGGATAGATGTTCCGGATCGTGTCATAGCGATCCATCAGGCCGGTCATCAGCGCGGCCGATGCCTCCAGCTGCCAGCTCGGATAGGGCATCCACCAGCCGCGGCCATGCGCCTCCGTCGTCATCTCGACGAGACCGTGCTCCGCGATATCGACCCGGTGCCCGAACCATGTCAGCGCCTTGCCAGCGCCCGCATAGGTCATGATGCCGTAGTTCACATGCTCGATGCCGACCGTGAAGGCATTGCAGCCGCGCCGCCCGTTCAGCACGCTCGTCCCCGCGTGGTTCGCCCGCTTGTTGACCGGGACCATCTGGACGATCAGGTCTGCCGGGTTGGTGCCGCGCCCGTCGAGCGCCTCGATGCAGAAATGCGCGCTGGGCTTGAAGCGGCTGGAATTGTTCCTGAGGTATTCCTGGGCGTTCCCGATCGTCAGCCAGGAGGCGGTGTCGTGCACGATGATCGCCTCGGGCACGATGGTGCCGCCCTGCCATCTGGCGTTTTCGTACGGAATTCCTTCCGCCCGATGGTTTCGGAACCGGATGGGTGACGGCACTTTCATGGGGTGACCTCCGCGAGCAAGCCCGTCCAGCATGGCCGATCGGGGCCCGCATGCGTCCCCCGTCAACGGTCGGGGGCGCGCGGCGCAGCAAGGTCGCGGATCAGATTGGCGGCCCCGGGGTGCCCTGTCAAAGGGGCAGTTCGCCCTGGCCGTCGCGACTTCGGTCGGGGCTCTCGCGCGCGTAGCGTTCGACCGTCCTCAGGTGCAGATCGCAGGCCAGCGCGACCTCCCGCTGGGACCGGCCCGCCTGCAGCATCTCGAGAGCCCGGGCCTTGCGCCGCGCGCGCTCCGCTCCGGCGCCCCGCAGATGGGCACAGGGCAGGCCGAGCCGCCCGTGACCGAAGTGGGAGATCAGCGCTGCGGCGGCGTCGGCCCCCACCAGTCCCTCCAGGTAGGACCCCGCCGCGCGTTTCGGGATCTCGATGTCGGTGCCGCCCCGGGCGCGCACGAGGGTCACGGCGGCGTCGAGCCCGATCACCTCCTCGATCTCTCCTGCGATGCCGGGAAGCTGGGTCACCCGCGTTTGCGCCCCTTGCGCTTGTCGGGCTGGTGCGCGCGTTCGACCGTCACCACGCTTTGGCCGACGATGACGTAGCGATGACCGGCCACGGTGACGCCGCAGCAGCCGGGATGCTCCCGGGCCAGTACCACGAGGTGCGCGATCCGGCCGCGCAGGGAGCCGATGTCGCAGGCCCCCAGCGTCTCCATGTACCGCAGGATGTCCTTGTCCGAGGCGGCGCGGCCTCCGAGGCTCCGCCGCACCCGGGACAGCTCCAGCCCGACCACCCGCTCGAGATAGCGGATGCAGGCGTGATCCGTGACCCCGAGGACCCTCACCGGACCCGGCCCCAGTCCACGTCCGCCCCGGCCCGGCGGCACCACTGCTTCAGGGCTTCGACCAGCTGGTCGATCTGGCGGTGGTCGCGCAGCATGTCCACGTCGGCGGGCACCGATCCCCAGGCGGCCTCGAACCGCCGCCGGACGAACGCGTTCAGTCCGGCGCGGCCGGGCTTGTCGAGCGCGCCCGCCTCGCCGAGCTTGCGCCACAGGACATGCACCAGCCGCAGGTCCGCCCGCGGCGCGGCCTTCTTCCGGGGTGCCGAGCCCTTCAGCCCCCGTGCCTCCAGGGCCGCGACCATGGCCTTCAGATCCGCCTCGTCCATGTCGCGCATGCTGGCCTTGCCGGTCGCCACCAGCTGCAGGTCGCGCCGGGCCTCGGCATCGAGCCCCAGCTCCCGGCACCCGGCATGGATGCGCTTCTGCAGGGCGCGGGTCATGACCGTCCCTCCAGCGGCATGCCGTCGAACAGATCCCGCGACCGATAGTCGGCGAGGATCGCGGTCATCACCGCCATCTCCCGATCGGCCTCGGCCTGGGTCATCCGTCCGGCCCGGACCCATCCGGGATAGACCCGGCGGCGCATGGCGATCTCGCGGCGCAGGACGGCGCGCTTGTCTTCCGTGGTGATCGGTCTGTCGGGATCGAGCATGTCCCGGTTCTCCTCAGTTGGGTCGCGAAGCCTTCGCCAGCGTTTCCGCCTCGATCACAGACCTGTTGCCGGCCTGAATGTTGAATGTGATGACCACCATGGCCTCGTCCTCGGTCACACATGTCGGATCCTGAAAGGCGAGGATCTGACCCACGAGACTGGCGGCGACCGCTAGCAACTCGATCGGCTGCAGCTCCTCTCCGTGCCGGCTTAGGAGGGCCAGCAGATCCTGGCGGAACGCCTCGTGCTGCATGTCGTGCGCGACAGTCTTGTATCCCCGCAGCGCCATGGTCACGCCTTCGCCAAGTCGATGGTGATCGGGATCCACGGCGCATCGGGCTGCATCCGGTGGTGGCAGCGCACATAGGTCTTCGAGCCCACGACCCGCATCGCGTCGCGGATTGCGTCCATCGCCCGCACCCAGCGCGCATCGCGGATGTCGAGCCGCAGGAGCATGAAGATTTCGGAGCGGTTGATCTGGCCCTTCTTGTCGGTGTTGAACGCCCGCGTGACGATGGCGCGCAGCTCCGCGCGGGCGTCGGCGGCCCACTCGTTCAGGCACTCGTCCACCAGCTCCTTCGCCACCTGCAGCTGCGGACCGAAGTCGATGTAGTCCGCCACCTGGACGGACACCTTGTAGAGACCGTCATGGCTCATGAGCGTCTTGTTGCCCTTCGCTCCGCCGACGGTGGTGCCGTAATCCTCGGCAAGGATCGCCTCGAAGGCGCCGATGTCGTCGAACGTATGCTCCTTGAAGCGCGAGATCTGCGCGCTGAGCGCCATGGCGTAGCCGGCGATCTTGCGGACCGTCTGATCCTCGAGCTTCGCCTGGGGCTTGATCAGCTCCACGGGGACGAGCGATCCCTTCGCGTCGCGCATGTAGGCGTCGCCGTTGATGGTGACGACGCCGTCATCGATCTGGACCTGGTCTTGCTTGGTCATGACTGCGCCTCCGATGCCGGAAAATTCCGCCGCCAGAAGTCGTCATCTCGGCCGCACATGGCAGGGTGATCGCGGAAATATACGGACAGCGGTATACCGTCGTCCTCTAGCCGCTGAAGCGCGATGACCTGGCCGGGAAACTTGCCGTCGATGTCGTGGACCATTATCACCGCTTGAATTGCACCGTCGGCACGGACGGTGCCGAGAGACAACGCCGGGCCATCCTCGCCCAGTTTCCGGGCCAGATTTTCGTATTCTGCCAGGTAGCCCCATTCGTCGGCGTCGCTCAGGATTGTTGCCAGCGCGGGATTCAATTCCGCGATGCGGCGCCTGACGAACTGCAACCCGGGCTCGGACTGCCATATGCTGCTGGTTTTCTGGTCTTGGTCTTGCTGGGTCATCTCTGACCTCCGTTCGAGTGGAAGCGCTGGAGAAACAGCGCCAGGGGAAGTTCGAGCTCCTCGGCCGTGGCGTCGGGCGGGATCGGCGGGCAGCCCAGGGCAGCGAGAAGGATCGCCATCGCCTCGATCTGCCGGTCGGTGATCATGGAGGCGCCGTGCATGCCCTCGCGGTCCACGCGGTGCACGGCGCGGCCCGCAAGCGCGACCGCCTCGTCGAGTGTCAGTCTGTCGGTCATGCGTCCCTCTCCGCGTCGTCGAGCACGGCATCGACGATGCGGTGCCGCGCGCAGGCGTTCACGATCTCGATGGCGAGCTGGGCAGGGGTCAGACCGCGTACCCGGGCATGCAGCCGCAGACCGCTGACCGTCTCGGGCGGCAGGCTGATGACCGCCCCGTGCGGGGTCCCGCCCACGCACTTCGGGATCACTTCGCCGCGCTTGCGGGCCTGGGACAGGTAGTGGGAGACGGTCGCCGGCGAACGCTGTACCCGCACCGCGATCACCCGGGGCGGCAGGCCCTGCTTCGCGAGGCGGATGATCTCCTGCTCGGCCGCGCTCATTCCTCGGCCTCCCGGGTGAAGCGGGGGCACCGCCGGCAGGCGCGGTACATCCGGACCGACAGGGCGTTGTGGCTCGAAAACCGCTTCGCCCGGTCGCGCCAGTCGCGGCAGACATGGGTGCCGATCTCCCCCAACGCGGGACAGGCCACCACGGCCTGCATCAGGCTGCCGCGGACCCGCTCTTCGACCAGCTCGTAGCTGCCCTTGTAGGACCGCCCGAGGACACCGTGAACGACGCCACCCGAATACCCGATCCGCTTCGCCGCCCGGTTCTGGCTGGTAGCATCCGCCTCCTCCGCGAGGCGCCGGACCCAGTCGGGCGGTGTGCCGTCCCACGAGGTGACGGCCTTCTCGACAAAGCCCGTCATGACAGCGCCTCCGGCAGCTGCACGTCGCCCGTGTTCGGGTCGACAAGGACCGTCACCCGGCGTTTGACGGGCGGCTTCGGCCCCGTGTTGCGGATCAGCTGGTACCGCGCCTCGCAGACGCCGGGGCGGGCCTTGCGGATGACCTTCAGATACCCGCCGTCGAGCAGCATCCGGCAGTAGCGGCGGGCCTCCTCGGTGCCGATGGCCCCGCCCTCGACGCTTCCATGGCTGGCGATATCCGTGGCCGAGAAGGAGCGCAGCCCGCGCGCCGTCTGCCACATGCGGTATTCCGGCGGGCCGAATGCGGGCGCGCCGCGCTTCAGCACCGTGTAGAGGTTCTGCTCCCCACGCCGGCGCTCGACGGCGACCCAGCCCGTCTTGATCAGATCGTCGAGAACGTAGCTGATCACCTGCTTCGACTGCCCGCTCGACGGGATCAGGTCAGCAACGGTGACAGTCCCGCGCCCAAGTTCCTTCAGCGCGCGCCACACGGCGGCGCTGGCCTCTGTCTGCAAATCAGGTCCCGTCATGCCCGCGCCCCCGCCCGGCGGGCGATCCGCCCACGCGGCTCCGGCGCCTCGCCGGTGAAGAGGCTGCGCCGGCCCCAGGCCTCGACGGTCACCCTGTCGAGCCCCTGAAGACGGGCGAACTGCAGGATGCTGTCGAGATTGACGCAGATGCGCCGGATCGACAGCCGGCTCTCGTCGAGGACCCGCTTCGCCATGGCCTCGTCGATCTCGATGCCTGGCGCGTAGATCTTCGCCAGGTGCCGGACGTCGGCCATCTCGGCGGGCTGCGTCGCCACCCAGTCGAGCATGCGGTTGTGGATCCGCTCCCAGGCCCGCAGTTTCTGCGGCATGCCCTCCTCGCCGATCAGGATGACCGGCGCCTTCGAGCCCTCGTAGATGTCGCGCAGGACCTCGATCATCCGACGCTGCACGAGGAAGTCGGCTTCGTCCACGATCAGGCAGCGATCGCTGATCGCCAAGGCCTCGGTGATGCGCTCGGCCATGGCGTCGATCGTGCCGGTGGGCGGCAGGCCCATCTCCGTCAGGATCGCACGGCAGAGAGATGCCTTCGTCCAGGTGCTCTTGCACTGCACCAGGACGGCGTCGAACCGGTTCCTGACGTAGATGCCGGCGGTACTCTTGCCGTCCCCTGACGGGCCGTAGAACGTGGCCATCCCCGGCAGATCGGCGCCGGTCTCTGCGCCTCGGTTGATCAGCCGCTCGACCAGCGTATGCAGTGCCGCCACGTTCCTGAGTGGCGCGATGCTCGGTATGTCAGACATGCCCCCGGGCCTCCTGTCCTAGCGTGAGAGCACATCGGACCCGTGCTCGGCATAGAGCGCCGACCAAGTCCTGTAGTCCGGTGTGCTTTGGTAAGAGGCCAGCCAGCGCCGCTGATCGCGGGTGAGCGTCCCGCCATCGCGCAGGGTGGCCTCCATCTCCAGCGACCGCGCGAACAAGGCGCGCGGATCGTCTGTCGTCTCAGGCTGCTGCCGCCGTGCGGCCGCGGCCTCGAAGTCCGCGACGAAAGCGGCATGGGCCGCGTCGTCCACTGGTTCGGGTGCCGGGCGGCGGGGCGCGGGGCCCTGCACCAGGCGCACGACCTTCGCCTCTGGTCTCGGCGCCTCGGGCGGCAGGACCGGCGCCCCGCGCTCGGCAAGCTCCGCGGCGTCCAGCGCCCGATGCGCTGCCAGCCGCTCGCGCTCGGCCTTCAGCCAGCCCTTGCGAGCTTTCTGATGAGACCGCGCCGCCTCGATGTCGAAGAAGCCGGCCTTCTGCCGGCATTCCGCCTGGCCCAGGTACTCACCGGTCAGCGCATAGAGATGCAGGCCCGCCCAGAGGTCTGCCCGGTCGAACCGCGCGACCAGCTTCGCCCCGCGATGGTCGTGGAGCCACTCGGCCCAGTATTCGTTTCCGAGAAAACTGATCGCGCCGGTCCTGGTGTTCGGCCGCAGCCCCTCGGCCCCCATCAGCCAGAGACGCCGCTGCGCCGCCGTCGCCTTGCGGATCGGCGCCCGGGCGTAGCTCTCATCGAAGACGTCGGCGAACGACCGCCCCCAGGCGACCTCCGTCCGACGGTCGCCGCGGGTGTTCCAGGCCTCGATCTCCTCGGCGAGGACCTCGAGAAACCGCTCCAGCGGGACCGCGGCGTTGCCGTAGTTCTCGGGCTTCGCGTCCACGCTGTTGCCGGTATAGGCGCCGTCGAAGGCGGGATGTTTCGACACGCGGTCGGCGAAGTCGCGGAACGCGCGCTCGATCGGCTTCGACTGGCCGGAGTAGGGCTGCGCCCAGTGCACCTGGCACCCGAGCGTGGTCAAAAGGCCCGGTATATCGTCCTCGCGGACCTTGAACCGGTACCGCGTGGGCGATCCGCCCGTGATCATCTTCGCCGCGAACTCGCGGCCGTTGTCCACGAGCACCCGCTCCGGGATGCCCCAGTCCTCGATCAGATCCCCGAGGCTCGCCTGCACCGTGTGGGAGTTCGGTGTCCGGTCCACCCGCCAGGCCACCAGCCGGCCCGAGAAGAGGTCCTGCCAGGCCGCCATCTGCGGGCGGACGATCTCCTCCGGCATGCCGGCCTCGGCCGGGAACCGCACGAAGACGTCGAACCGGTGGAAGTCGCCGTTGACCGCTTCCATCGCGTGCATCTGGCTGCGGTCCCGCCGTTGCGGCGGGTACATCTGCTTCGCCGCCTCGATCCCCTTGCGCGCGAGGACCCGCGTGACCTCGCTGACCTCGCGCTTCAGCCAGCGGGTGACGGTGTGATAGGGCGCGACTTCCCGACCCTCGCGCCCAGCGATCCGGACGCAGCGGTCATAGACCGACTTCAGGCTCGGCTGTTCGGGGCGCAGGTAGTCCGACTTGATCATCGCGCCGAAGTCGGGATCGACCTCCCGGGCCCGGCCCGCAGACCCGCGCGCATAGGCCGGGGCGAGATAGGCCAGCCGGTCATCCGGCCGGACGCCGGAGATCAACGTGAACCAGTTCCAGAGCGTCCGCGCCGAAGCGTCTCCCAGCCGCGCCACGTCGCGCACCGCCTGGTCGCGGGTGAGCCCGCCAGCCTCCAGCGCCTCGATCTTCTGGATCGCGTCGAGGCGGGCGCGGGCCGTCGTCTTGTGCCGCTCCGGCAGCGCCTCGAAGGCCGCCCATGCCTCCTCCCTCGGGACCGCGCGCGGCTCCGGCGGGACGTCGCGCGCCTCGGCAAACAGCGCCACCTGCGCGCGGCGCGGCAGGAGCGTCCAGTGATATTCCCAGCCGCCCCCGCGGCCCTTGCGGCGCCGCGCCTTTCCCGGAGCCGATTGCCAGCCGCACTTCTCGGCATGGGCATTGACGGCCCGCTTCGACTGCGGCAGCCCGGCGAGCCGGGCGGCTGCGATCTCGGCGGCGCTCCACCATTCGCGGTCGGGGCGGGCGGTCATTCCTCCGGCGCCCCCGGGATCCTGACGACCATCTCGGTCAATTCGCCGGCCAGGTCCTTGAACGCGCCGAGATCGGCATCGCGCACGATCGGCAAAAGCGCGTCGAGGTTCATCTCCACGAACTGCCGCTTGGCCGCCTTCGGGGCCCGGTCCCACGCGCTCTGAAGAGCGTTCAACGCGGTCTCGAACGGGTCTTTCGGCGCGGGGCCCTCGCCCCTCTCGGCCCGGTACTTCGCGCGGGCCTCGGCGGCGCTCTTCGCCTCGCCGTTCGCCAGCGCGATGCAGACCTTCGCCCGCTCTGCATCCTCGCCGATCTTCGCGATCTGCATGAGGTCCACAAGGCGGACCTTGCGCGGTGCGCTCCGGAGCCAGCGGACCTCGTCGCGAGACAGGGCCTCGCCGACCTGAATAATCCTTCGCACCTGTCGTGGCGTGATCGATCGCTTCGCAGCGATGACGTCAGCGACGGAATTTAGTTCCGCTGCTAGACCGTGCCGTGCGAGTCCCCCCGCCACCCCCTGTCGCGTCTCCGGATGCGCCTCCTCGTAGGACTTCTTCCACGCAGCCAGGAACACCGCGTCGTCGAGCGGCGTCAGGCCGGCGCCTGCGAGGTTGGCGCTGCTCTCCATCTGCCGCGCCTCACGGGCGTTGCAGGAATAGGCCCGGACCGGGACCGTCTCTTGCCCCAGCTCCCGCATCGCGGCGCAGCGATGCGCCCCGTCGATCAGCTCAAACCGGGCCTTCACCCGTCGCACGATGACCGGCGTCGTGAAGCCGATCTCGCGGATCACCGTGACCAGTGCCGCAACGCCCGCCGGATCGACCTCCCGCAGACGGCCGGTGCCGACCTCGATCTGATCCAGCCGCAGTTCTGTAATGCCGGGAAGCAGTTCACCCATCGTTCGGGGGCCTTTCCATCGTGTAGAACCAGACGCGGCGGTCATCGACGAGCTGCGTCGTGCAGACGATCTTCGCCCCGTGGTGGCGCAGCTCTGCCACCACGGCGCTCACCGCCATCACGCCAGCCTTGCGCACGATCTCGCGCGTCGAATGCGGCTTGCCGTCCTTCAGGACCTTCAGCACCCGGCGCAGCCGGGGCGAGGTGAGGGACGCCGCGTTCATCATGATTGGGCCCGCCGCGGCGCGCGGCCTCCGCCAGTGCGGTAGCCCAGCGGATAGCCGTCGTCCGCCGAGCGGCCCCGGCAGCCTTTGCAGAGCCTGTTGTGTGGGCCCTCGCTCAGGAACGGCGCGCTGCAGCACAGGCAGGGCCGCCGCTTCATGCGGCGCTCCTGCTCGATCGCCTCCATGCGCGTCTCCGCATGGGACCGCGACATCAGCCCGCTCACGCGGGCCAGCCCGTCGAAAACGGCGAACCCGTGCAGATGTGGCCGCACCTCAAGCGCCATTGCCCGCCTCCCCGTCGAGGAAGGCCGCCACCCGCTCGATGGTCGAGGGCTCACCGTCGATCGCCAGCTCGATGAAGGCGCCGAGCACGGCCGCGACCGCCTCGTCGAACTTCGCCTGCAGAAGGTCCGCTGTCTCGACCGGCACCTTCCGGTCAACCAGCCCCTCCATCTCCGCCGACAGCGCCGCAGCCCGTCCCAGCGCCAGCCACATCTCGTGAAAGGCCTCCGACGCACCGCTCATGACAGCACCGCCCCGGCGACCAGCGCCAGCCACAGGAGGAGGAACAGGCTGGCGGCGCCGATGATGTCGCCGACGATGTCGCGCAGCCGGTATGTGCTATTCTGGCAGGACCGGCAGGTGCTCGAACACCTACCGGCCCCTGGCGCCCCCTTGCGCAACCACCACAAGGAGACGATCCGAATGACCGACGACGATCTCGACATGGAGCGCGGAAAGCGATCCCCGGAGGCCCGGCTGACAGTGCTGGAGGACATCCTACTGCTCCTCCTCACTGACGAGGCGCTCATTGCTGCTGGCATCCGCGACCGCGTCGAGCGCCGCATTGCGCGCTACGTTCACGACCACCGCAAACAGGACCCAGAGGCCGATGGCGGCGCCGGCGAGGATCAGGCCCGCGCGGCGGCGGTTCTGCTTGGCGATCTGCGCTCTCTCTGAGCGGCGATCGGCGCGCACGCTCTCGAACCATTCGGCGCGCACACGGCGCGCGGCCTCGTTGTCGAATAAGCCAATACCGGAGGGGCCAACCGCCTCATTTCCGGTGTTCGGAATTGCATCGTCATTCATCAGAATATCCCTCCGAGAATAAGCCACCATATTGCCGCGCCGAGGATCATCCCGGGCGCTATCCACCATCCCCCGGCCCCTCCGGAGCCGTGCGCTCCGCTCCAGCTCGGCCGCCTTCTTCGCCGCGGCCTCCACCATCCGGCCCATTTGCTGGGCACAGTCCGGGTCGGTGATCTGGGACACGAGCTTGAGGGCGAGCGCCGCCTTCTGGGCGTCGCTGAACCGCGACGCCGCAGCCAGCGCGCCGGCCGGCGTGTCCTTCGCGTCCAGCGTCATGTGAAAAGGCCGGGTCATTGCGTGTCCCCCCGCCAGCCGGGCCGGGGCGCCGGGCGCTCTATTTCAGGGGGCCAGGGCGCCGAGGCGGGCCAAATCCACGAGAAGTAGCGAGCAGCCAGCTCCGCCGTCCTAGGATGGCAGCCCGGCTGGCCCGCGCGGGTCCGCGCAAGGGCCCCAACGACCGTATATCGAACGTGAACACCCGTCAGAGCCCGCGACGGACCATCAGGAACGGGCGGCCCGTCGTAAGGCGGCGCATTCTTCAGATCGAGCGGCGCGCCCGTTGCCACGGCAAAGGCGTCGTCCAGCGCGCGCAAATGCTGCCCGGCAAGAGCCTGGGCGGGTGACTTGGCCTCCCTCGGCTCTGCCGGTGTGCTGCGACAAACGGCCAATCGCAGGCGCGCGAGAGCCGCGCGGGTTGCGTCGATCTCGGACTGAACCTCCGGGCGGATCATGCGCGCCGCCTCGTCTCTTGCGCCGCCCCCGGCACGGGTCGGGGGATATCTTCGGGCCACTCAAGGGAAGTGTCGGGCCACATGTTGGAAAAACCTTGGAGGACCGCCTCGGCGGTGCGCGTCCGGCAATCGCCACCCTTTTTCAGGCGGTCGATGAAGTCCCCCTTGCCGGTGAGGCGAAGTGAGACGGCCCAGTGCGTGATGCCCTGATGCGCGGTCAGCGCGTCAGTCAGGCGGAGGATGTGGGTGATCTGCGTGCTCATAACTTGAATAAGCCCTAATAGGCTTGAGCAGTCAAGCCCGTTCGAGCTTGTGCGCAACTAATCTGGCGCATCTAGCCCGTTCGGGCTATCCTCAGAACATGGACAAGCTGATCGAAGCGATTCGGGATGGGCTGAAACGAAAGGGGCTCAGCGAGACAGCAGCCTCTCGTCTTGCCGTTGGAAATCCCTCCGCCATTAAGAACTTACGGGTTCGTAGGGGCGCTTCGAGAAGTCATCCCATCGAGAACCTGATACGGGTTGCAGGGGTTCTGGACCTGGAACTCTACTTGGGTCCGCCGAGAAACGATGCGCCGAGAGATCAGGACTCGGTCGAGCGCGATTTCGTTCCGGTGCACCGCTATGCCGTCTCACTCTCCGCCGGCCCTGGCCTCGCGGGCTCACAGGCCGAACCACTCAGCCCGATTGCATTCCGAGCGCGATGGCTGAGCGAACAGGGCCTGAGGGCCGACGCCTGCTGCGTCGTCAGCATCTCGGGCGACAGCATGGAGCCGACGCTCCACGATGGCGACATCGTCCTGGTGGACTGCCGCCCCTCCCAGATCCGCAACGGGCGCGTCTACGCCTTCGTCGACGCCTCGGGCGATCTGAAGGTAAAGCGCCTGGAGCGCCTCGACGGCCAGCTGCTCCTCCGATCCGACAACACCGACCACCAGACCGAGGTCCGCGGCCCGGCCGACACCGAGCAGATGAAGATCATTGGCCCCGTCCGCTGGTCGGGGCATACTTGGTGACACGGACGTTGAGGGGTCCCTGATGCGATATGGTCTTGCAGTGGCTTTCACGGTCTTCTGCAGCACTGCCGCTGCAGAGGTTGGCTGCCTTACCGGCCAACTCGAATTCGGCCCGGTTGAGAACGCCCGCGTCCAGCACGGGCAGCTAGTCTTCGACATTGAGGTCGTGTCCGACTTCGAGGTGCCTCTCACTGGTCTTGCCTTCGGGGCGCGTATCACTCATGCGGAGCGGCCCTATCCAATTGCCTCCTTCTGGTTCGGTGAAGCGACGATCAGCGGCGCCCTGCTGCCCGGCGAGAGCCTCCAAATAGTCGCGCGCCACCACCTCGACGACCGGGCCGAGCACTTCGCTGCGGATCTCGCCCAGCTTGAGATCACGTACTGGATTCAGAACGCAGCGGACCTCGACAGGCATCCGGTCTATCTGGACACTTACACAATGCCGGGCTGGGACGGTTCCGACCGATCAAGCATCTGTCGGGAGTGACGCTGATCTCACCTCCGTGTCGGACTCGATCTCTGAAAATCACTTCCCAGTTCCGATCCGGACCTATTTGCCTCGGGAGAGGCTAACCCTCTGATTGCAGGGCGCTAATCGCTAACTGGGAAGTCCGCATGGAACTGGGCGCCCGACTTCCCAGTTCCACGCCCGTGTCCAGGCCCAACCGACCCACCCTGCAGCCCGTCTGATGGCTCTTTGAACCCTTGTTTGAATGGCCTTTCCGCGACCACCCCACCGCGCCGCGCCCCGGCACCACAACAGCCGCCCAACGCCGCCCAAAGGCCCATTTCACCGCTTACTGCAGAACACCTTCCGCCGCTGCCAACCGCATCCCGCGCCCGCGCGCCGCCCTTATTTTCATGACTTCATCCGCCATAGTCCGACATCAGCCCGGGTCTTCCGGTTACTGCAGAACCTTCTGTCTCCCTACACCGGGGTTGATCACCTGCACGTCGATGCCGACGCGGCCGGGGGACAGGGCGTCTTCTCCGGTGGCGCGCTGCGGCTGCTTGCGGACAACAGCAGCACGATTGTAGGGAGACAGAAGG